TACGATTTGCGTGAAGACGACAACGTCGTCTTCACGCAAGAATTTCTTTCCAAGAAATGGATGATCGACTGACTTGACATTGTATGTTGGTTCTTTGATCTTTACTCCTCGAATTGCTACATAAAGATCCCAATTCCACCGTTGGTACATTCCGTTAGAATCTCTCTTCTCGATCTTCATCAGTCACAATTCCTTACATCAAAGTTCTCTAGATTCTTGGCGTATTCCCGGCACTTTCGCTTCATCTCTGCTCGTTCAACAGCCTTGTCTTTTTCAGCTTGAGCATGAGATTCTTCAAGAATCTGGTTAGCCGTTGGTTTGTTCCCGGTGATGTCTTCCCAGATCTGTTGACCGATCACACCGGAAGCTATCGCATACGCGATGAACAGCATGATCGGAAAGATGATGATCAAGAAGGTCATCAAGACTCGCTCTTGCCAATGTTTTGGCAGGAGAATGTAGATGAAGACCGGCAGTGGAATGTTGAACGGTGTTCTGAACTCTTCTTTAGGATCCATGACTTACCCTGTTACCCCAATTTTGATGGAGTAATTATATCACATGTCTCAAGAAAGTAAACACTTTTATTCAATGTCTTCGATGAAGTTTCATAAGATCACTGAGAGCCCGTTTTCGATCAAGCCATCTTTCATGTTCTTCGCTTGACTTCTTAATCCACCAGACCAGATACGGAACGTACAAGACTATAATAGTGATCAATCCCCAACAGATCCATTCGCGAGTAAAATCATCCATAAGTTCTCCTAAAAGTGATTATATCAAAAGTACTCAAATAAGTAAACTTTATGTAAATATTGAGAGGGATAAACATGAGCAAATTATTTTCAGGTCAAGAACTAGCTCCGATCGTTTCTACAGACGAGGCCATTCCAAGTGGCTATCGTACTGAGATAGTGATACACGATTCAAAGATTGGGATCTCTGACGGTCCTAACCTAGACGCATTTAGTAGACTGAGAACGAGTACTCCCTTCTCGATCTTCAACTATGTCAATTCCTACGGATTAGATGATGAGATCTTTGAAAGCGTACTTAACGGAGTAGGAGCATCAGCTACTTTCTTACCAGATGAAAGCTCTACTTCTATGGCAGTAGGAACTGTAAACGGAGAGTATGCAATCAGACAAACCTTTAGGTACTTCCCATATACCCCTGGCAAAAGTCAACTTATCATTCTCACCGGTGTTTTAGGAACTGCTGTGACTAACGTAGTCAAGCGTCTTGGGTATTTTGACAACAGTAACGGTTTTTTCTTTGAATTGACCGGAACCACATTTAACGTAGTAAAGAGATCTTTCATTACCGGAACTGTAGTTGACACCGCAATCGCTCAGTCTGGCTGGAATTTAGATAAATTAGATGGTACGGGGCCGAGCGGAATAACGTTAGATGTAACGAAGGCTCAGATCTTCATCATTGATTTTCAATGGTTGGGAGTAGGAAGAGTAAGATATGGGTTTGATGTCAACGGCCAAATCATCTATTGCCATGAGATCTCTCATGCAAATCTTATCTCCTCCGTTTATACTACAACCCCGATTCTACCAATTAGATATGAGATTAGAAATTTAGGGACATCGGCTGGGAGCACGATGAAACAAATCTGCAGCTCAGTCACAAGCGAGGGTGGAATTATCCCAGAAGGCGAACAATGGAGCGCTGCGCACGGAATCTCATCTGTGAGTGTAACTACACGTCGACCGATCTTTGCTATCAGAATGAAGACTCTTCTTAACAGTAAAACAAATCGAAAGACAGTTAAGTTTCTTCAATCCCATTTTAGAGCAACTACGAATGATGCTTTTGTAGAAATTATGCATTGTCTGTCACCTACAACAGTCACAGCAACTTGGACCTCGGCTGGTTCTGACAGTGGAGTTGAATACTCAACTGACATCAGCGCAGCAACATTTACATCTGCGCACAGATTGGGTTCAATGTACTGCCTTGCAGGATTACTTACTACTGGAAGCTCTGTAGAATCTGCTGAACTTTCAAACGAACACAGATTTATTCACCTTGACTACGCAGGAACTACTTCTTCTTACATTGTGGTCTTTGCAACTAGCTTCTCTCTAACCAGTAACGTGTCTGCGATCATTGACTGGATTGAATACTAAAACTTAATTCCGCCCTTGATGAGGTGAAGTTGCAACACGATTACCATCGCGTAAGCCACTGCATGAGCCTTCTTGAAGGCATAACCGTCTCCTGACTCGCTCTTGTACAGCATCTCTCGAATCTTATCTGGATGCTCAAGATACTTCTTGAGCATGTATCTCTTCTGTGGGCGGATAAGAGTAAGACAGTCAGCGATCTGAACGACTGACGACGGTTTGACCTGAGAGATCAGATCATAATGCTTTGACAACTGGAAGAGCTGCCCAACGACAGATGGGATGCTGAGAAGAGACCAATCTGGATCATACTTCAAGAGTTCTTTGATCTCTTCGCGAGATGTAAAGTGATCATACACGTGGACGTGGAGAAAGTCGATCTTGAAACATCCCAACTCTTCTGCTCGTTCATAGGGAACAGCAGACAATCCAGTCAAAGGATCTGTTGGGACATCTTGAAAGTATACTCCACACGGGTGAGGAGTAAGCTTCTCATCTCGATACAGAGAGGCTTTCACCGAACCTGGAAAGATCTTCTTTGAGTCAAAGTTTGATACTACATCTATATCAATGTCCACTTACTTCACCTGGCAAACTCTCGGGTTCTTATTTGCGATTGCTTGACGTAAGAATTCTGCGTAGATCATCGTGTGAAAGTAAACGTAAGCTTGGTTGGTTTGTGTCTCATCATACATCTTCCACAAACACCAATCTGGGTCTTCATCAAAGATTCTTGACTTTGCGAGGTCAATGTCAACGAGACCTTGTTCCTTTAAGGTAGCAATCGTAGGACGTTGTAGAAGAATCTCCATCAGCACGGTGACTAAGCTGATTAGTTCAGGAGTAGGAATGCCTGCAGTATGAGAAATTCTCAATTGCTCTAGCAAAGCTTTGTTTGTGACGTTCATGTTACCTCGCTTTCATGTAACATTGTATCTCATAACTAGCTGTTTGTAAACAACAACGAAGTAATTTAAAAGTTTCGTTGTTCGTCTAAGAGCTCACCTATCAATGCAGTATACTCAGCTAGATCGCTCGGTCCCATGTCAATGAGGAGCTTCGGGCAGATACCAGATTGATACAACTTGATGTTTAGGACGCAGCCAAATAGAACGTTATTGACTGCTTCTTTAGACCAGGTGATGTCTTTAATGCTTGTGCGGTCTGGGTTCATGAGTAGGTATTTGAGTAGTGACAGCTTTGAGAAATTCTCGTAGCTGGTGATTCTCTTGTATGAGATCGTTGATTGCTTTTCTGGATGCTTCTAGATCATGCTCAAGGTGCTTAACGTACGAAGCTCTGGTCATAACTCCTCCTACGATAGAACTACATTTGTATTTATGAGGAGCAAACTTTCTCTGTTATTGCACGGTTCACCAGCCCGTAATTGCCCACGATCTTACCTTGGAACTTTACCACTACCCACTTGACAGCTACTGCGTGATTTCTCGGATCATTCATGTTATCTTCTTAAATTGCGTGTGCGAAATTCTGTGTATTCTTCCCATTCTCTGCGAAGATCATCCATGACCAATTGTAACTCTGCAACTTTTGTTGGTACATTATTCTCATTTACTTCGGCTTCTGGTATGTTATCAACTAATTTGAACGGTTGCTCTATCGTGATCGTGATCGGATCTTCATGATTCTCAACAACGAAAGAAGCTTCAGCAAAATATCCCCCTTGCCCCATGCGATTTTTGAAGACTGCATCACCAAGAACGAGCAGCTTGCTCACGTCGACGTAGAGAGAGTTGCTCTCACCGTTACGGTTCTTTGGGAGATTAATCTTGTAGATCGTACTCATCTTATCTCTCCAGAATCAGCTCGAAATACCACATAGCCAGTCTTAATTTTCCTCATAAAACTTTTCTACTGCCACATCAAACGTTTCTGCTGAGATCGTGAGAGAGTACGTCTTGGGATCGCCACAGTACGTGTAGTGCACAAGAAACTGTTTCACGCAAAAGCTCCGTGACTAATTTTTCCTTCAAATTCTAACTGACAATACTTTATTGCAGCTTCTGCATCTCCTGTCGCTCCTCTCTTGAGCAAATCAGAAATCAAATCATTATGCTTTTGACGTTCTATGCGTTCTCTCTCAAATGGGTCATCCGTTTCAAATTGTACGAGCTTGATGATGTCTGATGAAAAATCATTTCGTCGTAATGCTTTTCGAACAGATTCAGATAGTTCAAGATACTCAGGCTGCCATCCCTCTCCTCGAGAGATACATCTAGCTATATAAAGCAAAGTCTTTGTTGGGGTCTGAGATGCAGGTTCCCAGTTTTGAGAAATCCAACGATACAAGTCTATTGGATTCACATTATCGTTGATTGCTTCAAACCGAATATTGTACAAAATCTTTCCTCAAAAACTGTAATTTTTGTGAGGCACACGGCACTTCACCTGACCAACGCTGTTGGAATTTGCCTTGAAGCACGGCTTCAGAATCATCTTCGGGTTCTTCAGCACGAGGCCTTCATCTTCAGGTTTCAGTGAGGTGAACAGCTTGGCGAAGTCAGACTTGAAGTTGTGAGCACGGCTGACGTAATCATGCACGCGATACTGGTCACCCTCAAAAGTTCCAGGCAGCTCTTTTTCCAACATTTCTTGGCGTTCTTGGAAGGTAGTACCGACAAGCTGCTTACCGTCATCTACGATCTTGTCGAAGATGAAGAGCTGATTCTTGGGACCGTTAGTCACCTTGGAGTGCAGCAGCTCGGCAACATAAACGTTCCAGTTGCTGTTGCCTTGGAAGAAGCGAGTGTGTTCCGGAGTAGGAGACCACAGCTTGTGGTCATCATTGTGTCGAGTCTTGAAGATGACTTCTCTGCCCTTAGCAAAGATCACAGTGCACGTGCCATTCTTCTTGATCTGTCCCCAGAACTTCTGATTCTGGTAGAAAGTCAGCATCCCTTGAGGGATCTTTTGCTCGGGTCGAGGAGGCCACAGATAAGCATATTCGTCGTAGTTCATCACAGCACCTCATGCATATGCTGAGCGATCCACTCAGAAGGATCACCGGTACGAGCCTTGGCTACGCCGTAGGGCATCTCGCTGTTTTGGCAGAAGTGATTGTACAGCTTGTCGTAGAGCTCTTCGTTTACTTCACGATTGAAATCAATCGCCCAAACAATTTCTGCTTTTTCTACAGCGGAGAAGGTTGTCATAATGTTTTAACCTAGTTGATTTGCGATGGAGTAATTATATCATACTCATCAAGAAAGTAAACACTTTGTTGAGCTCAACTCAAGGTTTGACGAGTTCTCGCTCGATACTCCAATATTCTGGCATAAATCTCGGCTGAGCAACATCCAAGAAGTGCTGTCTCCAGCGCTTCACGAAGTTCTCAAGATCACCAGAGCTTAGAACTTTCTCAACGACAGGTTTACCTGGATCGTTTCTGGTGATTCCTACTTCACTATTGACAAGATTCTCGAACTCTTGAGTAGTAGGGATCTTGCCGAAGAGGCTCGCGATTTGAGCTCTTATCTCTTCCTGACGATCGGATGGTATCAAATCGCTATTGCGGTGAAGGGTCTTGCACAGCTTCACCAGATGATACAGATCACGACGTTCTTGAGTCAGCGGAGCCACATTGTCACGAGCATCATACTCAATGCCGATGTCTTTCTTCAGCTTCGTAGCTTCAGCTTCGTACTCTTCGTGGCAAGGAATGCAGATCACCACAACGTCGTGAGCAGAGCGTTCCTTGGCTTTGACAGGGAAGTGCTTTCGATACATGCTCGGGACGATGTGATGCTTCGTGAGATCTTCTTCGGTGCCGCAGACTACACAGACGTTCTGCTTCGGAGCAAGACTGAACTCATCACCTTGGTTGCCGTTGGCTTTTGGTTTGAACTTGAGTTGTATAGTGGGAGGATCTTGAGAGACTACCTCAGCAAGTTCTCGATCGAGGTACCACTTTGCACGCTTTTCTGCGCAGCGACACATCTCAACACCGTCAGGACCAACCATCAACCAGTTTGAGTAAGCATCTGTTTTAAGGGCGGCAAGAGCCATTCCCTTCTCCTTACATTCCAAGACCGTCATGCCACAGAATGCTGCCCAATAGCATGAAAAAACCACCGATTCCTATAGCAATAAGAACAAACGGAATTGTTAAAATAGCAATGTACAATCCCTCAATCATAGATAAAATGATGTTCATTTTACTCCCTCTTCCCACTTGGCGAGCTTCTTTACTGCGACTTCTATCAAGATCGTCTCGATCATTTCCGGCGAGAATCCCCTTTTCTTCAGCTCAAGAAAGATGATGTCAACAGAGTTAATAATCGAGTCAACAGCCTCTCCAACGATGCCATCTGGGCCCGGCTTACGCTTCTTCTTGCCGGAGTCAATTGCAATTTCAGTTGCGAGCTCGCCAACTTCTTCAACAAGAGCGGTTAGAACGTCCTGCTTCGTGCGAGCTGGGATGCGTTGAGAGGTTTTCAGAATGGTGGTGATGAGGGTCATTTGATCCAGCTTGCTTGAATGATGCAACTTTGTAAGGGAACTACTTTTTCTTTCTCGACGAAGAAAGGTTCGGCTGGGTAACTACTACCGCGTAGAGGTGATAGAGCTTTCACCATCAATCCATCTTCTTTAACTTCAGTGACGATGAGGTGAGAACTTTCGATCCAGCCGAGTCTCTCGATAAAGTCACCGGTTTCGTATAAGATCTTCATAGTAAAGTAATCCTGTTCTTGGGAAAGAGAACGAAAGATTTGATCGGGTAGTCTACCGGAGCATCCCATGCAACCGGTTTGCCGTTGATGATGACGGATTTGTTTTGACACCAACGCTTCAGCTCAGAATTTGAGACTGCTCCCACTTTCTTTCCCTCACGAGTCTGAAAGTGACAGATCTCATTGAGATCGCGGAGCAGTTGCCAGTTGTTACGATCTGGCATTAATCCCCCAGAGTGTCAGCTGTTTGACCGTAGCTGCTCTGATGAACGCGGACGTTGATCTTTGGCTTCTTGGCTTTGATGTCAGCAAGGATCTGGCTCATAGATTGAACCATCCAACGACGAGCCGGGAGACGGTTCATCAAGGTTGGGACGTTTTGTGCAGGGCGGAAATTTGTTACTTTTGCAATTTTCATAGTTTCCTCTTCTGGTTTGTTAAACAGTAGCAACTTCTTCGGCAGCCGATGCTTCTTTATTAGCAGCACGAATCTTGTCAAAATCAACCGGGACGAACTTCAGATTGTCGTTGTGGTCTTTCTCGATGGTAGCGACCAGGCCTTCAAAGCGAACGACCATCCCATACTCTATTTCAATGTAGGTTTCGCGAGGGCGTTGATGAGAAGTGATCACCGAGCAGAGAGGGATGATGAATTGCAGTTCGTGACCATTTTTCTTTGCGCGTTCGATTGCCTTGATCGGGCAGTCGTTGTTTGCGATCGCGTAGCTAGCAACAGAATCTGCCTGGTAGTGGTAGCAGTGATTCACGTCTCGGCCGGAGAAACGAGACGGTTTAGTCAGCTTCAGCGCGAGCTTGTCATTACGAGTGATCTCGGTCAGCTCGAGGTATGTTTTCTCGTCATAGATGTGAGCAATGTGAGTGGCGCGGCGCAGAACGTCCATGACGGGGTAAGAAGCAACCAGTTTTTCGTGACCTTTGAAGATGTTTCCTACAGCCATGATTCCTCCAGTTTGGTTTCGTTTACGATGGAGAAATTATATCATGTGTCTCAAGAAAGTAAACACTTTTGTTGAGTGTATGATCAACAGAACTACTGCAAGGTAGAATCCATTGTGATTATCGCTAAGATCAGCAACCGGTTTGAAAGAATACTGCCACATGCTTGTTCTCCTAAGTTCGTTTCATTGCGTGAGCAGCTTCACGCTTAGCATCACGGTCCTTCTCAGCTGCTCGCTTGTCGTGCAGTTTCTTACCTTTGGCAACTCCGATCTCCAGCTTGATACGACCGCGCAGATAGTGAAGGTTCAGAGGAACCACTGTGTAGCCTGCTAGCTTAACCTTACCCATGAGCTTGTTGATCTCTGCTTTGTTGAGCAGCAATGCACGAGTACGAGTTGGATCCGTGTTGACATGAGTTGAAGAGCTCAACAACGGAGTGATGTGCATCCCAACGATCTGAGGAACCCCATCCTTGAGTATAACGTAAGACTCGGCGATGTTCGAGCGACCAGCACGGATCGACTTGACTTCCCAACCTTCCAACATGATTCCGGCGGTGTAGCGTTCCTCGATGAGGTACTCATGGAACGCTTTGCGGTTTTCAATGATGCTCATTTCGAGATAGCCTTTGTTTTAGAAACTATCTCGTAATCCGCTTTTGTGTAAGCTGGGCAACCAACTTCATCGGCTTCATAGGAGCCGAAGCGGGGGAATTTCCCGAAGAATGCACGGTAGAAAGTGATTGCGTGTCCTTGCTCTCGACGAAGTTTCCACCAACCGTAGCGCAACATCGGCGTGATCATCCAAACTGGCATCTTCATGCGATCAGGCCCTTAACATTTTTCAGAATTTCGGAAAGGTCGGTAACTTCCAGTTTGGGTTTTATTGCCATCGTGGAGATCGAGTGGATGATTTCGCGAGGAGCTTTGATCGCGAAAGCCTTTTCCATGGTCTCTTCGGAAACGACGAACTTGGACTTTTCTTCTTGAACTACAAAGAAGTCATCCGGGACGATCTTTTCCAGAGCTACAGAAACTTTCTCCAGCAGCTTGGTGTTAGTTGCGTAGGTGGTGTTAACGCCGAACATCTCTTGGACGGCGATGGCCTTTTCTACTTTCAGGCCGTGCTTCTCGAACAGAGCAACTTCATCAGCAGTCAGAGCAGAGGTAGTAGAGCGTTTACGCATCTCGATCGAAGCAGATGCAGTGCCGTCCATGCCGCGGAAGTTGTCAGGGCGCTTGGCAGTAGCTTGAGCTTCGTTGAAGAAGTGATCAAACCCGGCAGCCTTAACGTCAGCTTCCAGTGAAGTTTTTGCAGCAGATAGAGCCTTGATCAGGGCATCCAGTTCGGCGACTTGTTGGATGCCGGGGAGTTGAACCTCGTCTTTATTCTTCTTGGCAGCTTTGGCGGGAGCAGCAACGGTTTTGGCTTTTGCAAACAGATTCTTTTTGATTTCGGCCATCATTTTCTCCAGGTTTGTTTACGATGAAGAAATTATATCATGAGCTTCAAGAAAGTAAACACTTTTGTTAAAATTTGATCATTTTAGGAACTCAAATGAGAAAAATTTGATCATTAAGACCCCAAGAATCAAAATTCCACCTATGATAGATGATACCATAAGGAGAATGAGAAACGGCAAAAATAGACCTACCCAATACGTGTAGACCTTGAAGTAATGATCTAAGTAGTAAGATTCTACTCCTCCTATTCCACAAATCCAAGTCAAAACGATAAAGTCCCAGATCAAGATTTTCTTCATATTCCAAGTTGCTCCGCGATGACTTTGACTTCTTTCACCACCGCTGGCGATCTCTCAAACTTCTCTGACCAGTACGAGATGCCGATGTTCTTCATGAGATCTCGACGCTCTCCCTCATGTAAAGTTCCCATCCACTCCTTAAATCGCTTAGAGCAGAAGAGAAGCCACGGAGATAGCCGACGCTGTTGAATGAGCTCGGTGATCTCACCACTAGTAAACTTACCGAAGACGTCTCCCATCTCGATCTCAAGTCCTTCAGATAGAGTAAGCAGAGTCTCGATCGTATTCTGAACTTGTTCAAACGGATCAGATCGCTTGTCGGTATACTCAAGGAAGATCTGGTAAGCTTCGCTTCGACGCCAGAGAGCTGGGGCGATCTTGGCATTTGCCATGAGCTCACAGTACTTTTCGGGGTCAGGGATTCCGGTATCACGAGACCACTCAGCAAACTTGACGAATGATGAGTAATAAGCGGAGGTCATAAAGCCTTCGATCGCTGGCGGCTTACGCCGCTGCTTTTCTAGCCAGGCTTTGTAAAGCAGGTATGCTTGCTGTCCGATGATCGTTTGAACTTCACGAGAACGCGACATCTGTGTACATTCATGCTGCATGAAGGGACGTTCTTTGTAGAACGATTTCTTACAGTATTTGCAAGAATATAAAGGTTGGCTCATAGAAGAGCATTATATCACATGCAGAGAAGAAAGGAAACATCAAGAGATGTCTTGGTAGACATCTCTCTGCAACAGAGCATTAAGAGAAAATTCGGTATCTTCTATAGCCTGCTTGGTCGAGACGTCAATCTCACAAGTAGGAATTGACACACAGTCACTCCAGACGATCGGTTCTATGTCATGATTCTTGAAGTCTCGACGAGAAGAGTAGTCCCAAATTGCGGTCTCTGTCTGATATTGACAGAAGTCATTTGGGTTGAGAAAGTTACGAACTTTAGTCGAACCTTGTCGTCTTTTCAAGATCGTTTGAGTAACGCTGCCGTCACTGACTTTCCGGTTGATAATCACGGTGTGTACAGAAGGATCTTCGTACACCTTGTCTGGTACTTTCTCTCCTTCTGCAAGCTCAAAGGTTTTAACGCCTGAAAGCTCAAGTATGCTATTAGTCTCGTTCATAGCTACGTTTGGCGGCATTGCTTGCCGATGTAATAATGACCAATATTTGTAGATTCTCATGCATCTATTTATGCTTCAACTCACCTTGTAGCTCTTTCATTTCATCTTTTTGGAGACCGTGAGCTTCTCCAAGTTCCATGAGCTCTGCTGGAGAGAATAGTTGAAGAGTGTCCTCGGCTTCTCTAAGAGAGCAACGGTAGTGATCTGCGATGAGTTGGACAGCACGTTTGCTCTTCTTAGAGCTCCCACCCAGTTTATAGTTTACCCATTGATATCTCTTCTTTGAGCCTGATGAGCATACGGTGAGCAGCTTTAGCAGCAGTTCCTTGTGATCTCCAAGATTGAAGACTGCTAGGTTAACGATCTCGTTCAAGAAGATGATCTGTCGCTCGTCAGTGGTTCCCGCCATCCAGCGCATCGTTACTAACGAAGAGAATTCTTTCTTCTGCTCGTCAGTTAGATTGTCCCAGGTCTCATACTTCTTGGAGTCGATCTCACCGAGAAGTTGAAAAATATCAAGTGCGCGCTCTTTTGCCATACACATACTCTCCATTTTCTAGCATATAGGTAAAACAATGCCAACCGTTTGAGAATCTTTCATCGAGACAGATCGCTTCGTCTTCATTGAATGCAAAGAAGACGTCACTTGGATAGACAGTTCTTTCAGAAATCTCTAGATGTCTTTTATCTTCATCATAGAGAATCACAATGAAAGGAATCCGATGATGAGCTGCTAGCTCAAACAGTGACTTCTCCAAGATAGGAAGGTCATCACCTGCGCTTAGTGCAAAATTGAGAGTGATCATCTCGTCTTGTCTAGCTTGTCTGCCGTTGTAAAGTTGAAGAGTACTGCTAGTCTCTCCCAGAGATTATTCGTGCATCCAACCTTAATCCCAATGAGAAAACCGTGATGCAATCTAAGACGATAGAGATGATAGATTGTTAGTTCTTCAAGCTCTTGACTCATTCTAATTCTCGGTTGAGACGGATGCAAGTAGCTTCAAAATTCAAATGTGGAATTGCTACTAGAGCATGTTTATACATACCTTCAGCCAAAATGCAAATTGCCTTTTCATATAGGCCGACGTCAGCTGCATATTTTGGGTGCTTTCCGATGTTGCGGTAGAGGAACTCAAATACTTCCGTGAGTTGTTCAGAAGTACACTGCTCGGACACTAACTTGCGAATTTCGCGAAGGTTTCCAGAGATGATGAGGTCAAGGATCTTGAACTGATAGTCTCCACCCTCGGAGTCATGGACTGGCTTACCCAGCTTTCCGTTTGAGGTGTTGAGCTCCATGTTGTTGATGATCTTGCGAATGTCAGGATATGCTTGATCAACGTATTTGGCTACGTCTTCTCCGTCACCGAAGTCAACTCCCTCATGGGTGAGAATCTCGAACATGCGCATCAACACGTCATCTTTGCTTGGTGCTTTGAAGCGAAGGTGTTGGAACCGGGACTTGATCGCCGGGATGATCTTGTTCTCGTAGTTGCAAGTGCAGATGAAGCGGCAGGTATCAGCGTTCTCCTCAAGGACAGCGCGAAGCATGCCCTGAGCAGCAAGAGACATGTAGTCGAATTCTTCTAATTTGACGACCTTAAACTTACCGACTGGATAGGTCCCAGCGAAGTCGATGATCTCATTGCGAATGTAGTCAACCCCGGTCTTGTCAGATGCGTTGATACGCTTCACATCAACATCATCAACCCCAAGCTCATGGATGAGAATCTCGGCAAGAGTCGTCTTTCCAGAACCTTGAGTTCCGGTTAGCAAGAGGTGAGGGATCTCACCGCTATCTATGATTCGTTGGATCTGCTGCTTCTGTTGATCGTTCTGAAAGACGTAACCGTCTAGAGTGTTGGGACGGTGCTTCTCAAACCACAATTTCTTGATCGCCATGGTGTTACCCTTTGTTATTCGTGAGGATACATTGTATCCTCACTAAGCTCAAAAGAACATTTAACTTAGAGACTCTTGTTGATGTTTGGATCTTGCAAGATTGCACGACGAGGTTGAATCAAGTCAGCTTGCGGAGTACCTGAAAATGTACCCTCAGCAAAGACGTCGATAGCTGGTTCAACCTGAACTTCCGAGGGCGTAAGCTCAGGTACAACAATTGACTCCGGGGGCATGACTGGAACGTAGTCATGCACCTCTTGAATCATTGCATCTTCAAGAGCGACATCTACTTCAACTTCTTCGGGAGCTTCACCGGTGTCGATCGGATCATAGACATTCTTGAAAAGAACCTTCTCTTCAGAAATGAGAGCTCTCTCATCAGGGCCTAAAAGCTTTGGAGATTCTACCCGAATAGTATGAGGCTTTGAAGTATCTTCAACCGGTTCAATGATCTCAATTGGCTTCACTCGCTTTCTTCTAGTACTACTGATTGATTTCGCGAGCTTAGGATCCTTAAAGGTGGTTGCCGGTTTCTTTGGAGCTAGAGCTTGCTCCAACGCGATCGAATCATAGAATTTTTGAGCTTTCTCAGAAACTGGAGCTCCAGCAGTTGATTTTACTCTCTCAGCTTCTTTATCCTCTTTATCAACCAAGATAGCTTCAGGTTTAGGATCACCAGGGGTGACAGGGACTATCCACGATGCAGGTGGCTCAGGAATTGGTGGAGGATTACTCATCTCTCTACGCATTCTGATCAAGAAGTTACCAGCAAGGATGAAGATGATTGCCAGAGGATCAAAGACACCTACGATCGTTCCGATGATGTACTTGCTAGCGTCTTCAAGAGACAAGTTGAAGGCTTTTGCGATGTACGTGATCGGACCGGCGTGTACGTTAGACTCGATGTTCTCGCTGGCAGTCTTGAGGGCAAGCTCATTGAGTTCATCGATTCGTTGGCTCACGGTAGGAATTCGGCGTGCGATTCTCTTCGTCTCAGATCTGAAAGCCCAGATAAGATTTTGCTTACGCTTCGGATCTTCTTCCTTCAAGATCTGCTCGTTTATTTGAGCAGACTGCTTCTGCAGGTCAGCTCGCTCGGCGATGAGCATGTCACGCTCTTTGTTGTAAGCATCTACCTTAAGAGTGATTCCCATATTGGGAGCCAATGCTTTCTGGAACGCACCAGAGAGGTAGCCGAAGGTACCTGCCGAAGAGATCACCATCAAGACAATGACAGAAGGCAGAAGATAATACCTCAGCTTCTTGATGACTGGGTGAACCCAGTACTGGTACAGAAGCGAGACCGCAATGATCTTGGCGACGTCAAGGATGACGGCCATCGTGGTGATAACTGGATCATTCGCGAACAACGTTCCAAGACCTACAACAGAGATGTAAGTCCCGATCGCTTCCATCGCGAAAGCAGTCAAGAAAATTAGAAAGATGAATGTTAGCGACGGAGCTTTGTGGCTTTTCATCGAGATTTCCTGAAGTTAGTACGTGTTGCCGGGAGCGTCACTGATCGCGATCACGCGATCTTCATCGGTCTTCCAGAAACGATCAGCTACACGATCATCTCCAAGAGTAAAACCGAAGGTCCACTTACCAGGCTCGATGAGAATGAAGTCACCATTCCTGACTTCTTTGACGTTAGGACCGATTGCTAGTACTTCAGCCCAACGGGGAGAAGCAGTCTGGTTGCCATCTTCCGACGAGATGATGAGACCTGATGCAGAGGTATTCTTGAAGCGTGTGGAAGTTACTTCGTCAACGAATTGGAAGATGATGTTGTTGCCCACAGCTTCCATATTGGGTTGTGTCATGTAGATCTCTCTTATGATATGAAATTAAGCTACGATTGTCCTTAGCCCGATCCTATACTCACACGGAACAAGGCCTGGATTCAGTTCAAAGTACTTCTTGATATAAGCTTCAGTTGATGAATTAGTAGGAAGATGATAGTACGAAGAGTCCATCGTAACGTCTATCGTCCTCCAGTCATTCAATCGGGCAAGATCTTTGCGTTTTGATTAGGCATGATCTATTATATCATAGTCTTATCTAGAAGTAAACTAGAATCAAGCGATGATACTTGCGTTTAGAGGTTTAGATCCGTCGGCATTTGCAGTGAACTTTACGTGACGAGGTTTCTTATCATCCGGGCCCATTGGAACTAGATCGCTAAAGACTTTTGGAATCCGATCATACACAAACTTGTGTCCGTCATCAGTTATAACTTCTGCACCGCTACGAGTAGCGACATCCATATAGAACACTTTCAAAGTGCCCGTAAATTGGCGTCTTCCTGTTTCTTCAAGAATTTGGCTTTTAGACACTGGCACCTTTGCTTCTTTCTTCAGAGCAGAAAGTTTCTTATCATACCCTTTTGCCCAGCTTGCAACGCTCTTGACTACTGTCTTCACAGCATTAGCGAGCTTTGAACCAAGATCACTTAGAAGACCTTCAGCAACCTTTGCTTTGACTTGCAGGGCCGGAGACTTCTCTTGCCCAAGAACAAGTGTAGAGTAAGCTTTCACGATCTCGTCAACTTTCGGTTGAAGCTCGTCTGGGATGAGCTTTGCTAACTCTCCAGCGATCTTCTCGTAGTCAACTACCGTCTTGTCGGCAGTCTTGGTCTTCCTGGAGACAGTCATCGTGAATGAGACGGTGTCGATCACGCGAGTAAGAACGACGTCTTCAGCCGCAAAGAGATCTTCAACCTTGCCCTTAATGTCCTCGTTCAACTTGTCACGTTGTTCACCCATTGTCTTGATCGCTTTGTTAAGGCGATCATAGCGTGCAGCTAACTTCGTTAGCGGTGCAGATTGAGCTCCGTGCAGCTCAAGAGTGACTCTCTCGAGTTGATCTTTAACTTTCTTCTCAATGTACTTGAGGTCTTCACGGCGAGCTTCGGTAATGAGCATGTGCTCTTTAAGAGTAAGGTTTGTCATTTCAGTTCCTTGGATTCTTCGTGCTTGATCTTATCTTCAGCACGCTTGATTTGATTTAGCATGTCATTCACGGTGATACAACCGCTCCGAACGCTCTTGTACTCGCCCTTCTTAGCATCGACTGCCATTTGAGCGATCAGTTTCTCGAGGTATTTATCAGCGCTCTTTAGGCTTGATTGAGCACGAATGAGAAGCGGATTTGTAGATTCAGCAATTTGTTTGAAAGATATGTTCATTCCTGTGGCCTATAAATTTCACCGTCCCTCTGGATAATGCCGCCATGGGAGACGGTATAGTCATTGTTTGGATTCTCAGTGACTACATACTCTCCGAAAGGGATCGCATTTGGGTTGAAGATCCCACCATGCTTTGCTTGGTACCCAGGACCAAATTCTGGTACAGGTACTACAGAAGGGCTGCTCACTTATTTTCTCTTTGGAAGATCGGGAACTGGAGCTTCAACTCGTCCAGTTTGAACTGGAGCAGTATCGAGTTCAAACTCATTAACCGGAACAGTAGTAACTGCCGGTGCAGCAGGAACGCTCTTACCACGAGGCTTTCCCTCTTTGGCATCAATGAATTCCTTACGACGTGCTACTTCTATGTTCATGGGCGCTTGAGCAAGCATTTGCTTGATCACAATCGTGTCAAAGTCTACCATCTCACCGCGTGCTGTTCTAACATTTCGTGCCATTTTACACTCCTATTCTCTATTTGATGAAGTCCGAAAGATCAATGTAATACTTTACCGGATCAACAGAGTGTAACCCCATAAGATAGAGCAGATAACTGGAACATGAGCTCCCTCTTCCTACTCCCCAAATAACATTCTTCTCTTCCATCACATCAATCACGTAGATAAGTGTACGAAGAACTTCATCGAGATTCAGTTGCTTGAACTTCCAGATCTCAGTAGAGAGACGTTCGATTCGTTTCTCGTAGAGATCATCTCTGTCGATCCTATCTGCCAATCCAAACAAGTAGGCATCAAGATCTAGTGAGTATTTATAGTGGTCAGGCAGCTTCCAGTCAGGAGGGAACTTTGAAGAACAGCTTGACTTCACTGAGAGAGGGAGATCGCTCACGGCATTGTACTCAATGATCTCCGGGGTCATTGAGGTTACATAAAGACGTTGTAGCTGGAGGTCTTGAGGTGTCAGTTTAAAGATATAGTCTACCACCTTCTCTGGGTCAACTGAGATAGTTCCGTCGGGCCAGAGAAGATGATCTTCAACTACGATGGGATTCAAGCTTGTCGGCATACTCACAAATCAAATCATGCTTTTTCTTCAAGTTTCCTAACTCATATGAGATGCACCGCCCATTCTTTGCAAACTGACAGAAAGGGCGACAATCTAACTGAAGGACGCCTGTAGATTGATCAGCATAGTGAAGTATCAGATCGCCCATGCCACAAAACTTCACGCGTGCAAACGGAATGATTTTACTCAAAGCTCTTCATCACTTCATCAAAGGTACGAACAATCACACCATCTTGTCGCAAGACGTCAAGACCATCAGAGATGCGATACGGAGTCTCGTAAATGAGCTCTGATAGACCGAGACCGATGTAGTCTGCAGCGCAAGGAGGACATGGATTGTGGGTCATAATCAACGAAGCGCCGCGAATGATGTTGTGTGAGTTAGCCATCTTACGGAGAATATTCTTCTCTGCGTGTAGAACCGTTGGCTTGGTTACAAGAACGCCGTTGATCTCTTCTTCACAGCAGTTATCCCAACCGGGGGGTGTCCCGTTCCAGGCGTCTGCAAGAATGCATCGATCTCTCACGAGGATTGCCCCGACTTTCAAACGAACGGCCATCGAGTTCCGAGCGGCTCGCTTAGCTAAATCCATGTAGTAAATGTAGTCAGCTTTTTTCACAGCATTCCTGCCTTGTCTTTACAATTATCAAAATGCCATCCGCGTCCTGAATGCTCGTATACCTTTTCCTTTACCAACATAGTAAGGAGTACCATCTTCTCGTAGATATGCATAAGTGTAGTAGATAAATTCGTTCACTAATGCATTATATCACATGAGAGCTGCGTTGAAAATTACTTCACAGCAGCTGGTTTGTAAGTCACACCGTCAATGACAACAGACGTGTTAGTATGGCGATTGCCACCGGAACCATGATGTGTGGTAGTAGAAGTTGTCGAAAGTGGGCAACGAATCACCATCTCGCGGTTTACGCTGTAAGCTTTGCAATCGCTCAGACCAGGCTCTTGATCAATACCAGCCTGAACAGATTTGTACGGAGCGACAGTTGCAACTCCCGCATCACATCCTACCAAAAACATGATAGCCGCAAACGCCAGTGTCTTTATTTGCATGGAACACCACCGCCGTTTTGACCGATGATTTGATGGCCGTTGTATGCGAATTGATATCCGGACCGGCATGTATAGCCTTCACCATTCAAACCATTGTACACAGTGATAGCGACAATTGCGACAATTGCGACAATTGCGATTATGATTATCAGCTCAATCAGAGTAAAACCTTTCATGCTAGCTCCTTTTCACGAGGTTGATGTTCAATTCTTTCAGATGACTCCTAGCAACAAAGGAGACACTGTTTTTGCTTTCAAAGATTCTCATGTCATGCTTATCAGCAAGCTTTTTCAAGACTGACTTGTTATCTTCGAATCTTGATTTGTCTATTTGCAAATCTTGATCTTCTTCTTTGCACTTTGCAAATACAAAGGCGTCATCTACTTTGATGAACTTCTCCAGAGTAGAGTCCCAGTAGCTGATGGAAGCTTCCTTTACTTCTGGAGTCTTGCCACCATTTGGTTGATTCTTCATTTCTTCCTCCTCTTCTTCTCAAGCTTTCTGTACCATGGTGTAGTATCTTCTACTATTCCGCTTGGCCAATCTGTGGCCAGGTGAGCTCCAACCATGATCGAGAATTTCATCTCTAACTTTTGCTCTTCTGGAATCGCAAGCTGATCAAGGACTTCAATCCCAACATTGATCAATGTACGTCTTACGTCGATACCAGCCCCAACGACGATCACTTTAACGTCTTCCACCACGGCGCTTCTCCCAATTATAGTCTGCTGATGGAGCAGCTACACCTTTAAGATTTGTACACTCTGCGATCTCGGATGAGCTTACGATGAATGACGTATCCTTCAGTCTTCGCTGCGCTTCACAAAATTTCAGCATTTCGACGATGTCTTGGAAGTCTTTAAATTGAGGACGACCATGAGCTGTCCAGTACACCCGATGGACGGTTACCTTTACCTTCTCAACAGGTTGAGCCTTGAACCATGCCTTGACAGTGGCAACTGTTGAGCGAACCTTTGACTTCATTACCTGATAAGCTTCCCAGCCGTCCAAGTATGCATGAATGCGATCACTGTAGTGAACGATCCAGTCGTGTAGCTTCTTGAACCATCCGAGCTGCATAAGAGCAGGTTTGGTCAGTCCGAAGATGTAAGCAAACAAAGCCATTCCAGACACTTTAGCGATGAGGATCACGATCACCCCAAGAATGACATACCCTGATGCGAAGAAGTGCATTCCGAGAATCTTTGCCGGGACGATGAACACATCAGGTAGCAAAAACACTGCAAGAGCAGGATAAGGTGGCAGAGCATGAACCTTGCTCTCAAGGTAAGCAATTGCCGGGAGGTTGCCAAGCAATGCCATCTTCTTTGCCGTCCAGTTCCAGATTGCTTCTTCCAAGAGGAAGACTGCAGCAACTAGCCAGGACAGCGGAGCAAAGTACTGCTTCATGGTGTCTTTGAATCGTTCTTTCACTTTAACTCCCTTTGTTGTGATGAGTAATTATATCACGAGCATCACCAAAGTAAACCACTTTAGAAGTAGAAGAATTTAGACAATGTGTCTTGGTGGACATGGACGTAATGCCACACCCCGTAAAACATCAACCCGGCAGCTAGAAGCTTTAATCCGAAGGTAAACATCTCCTCAGTCTTGATCTCGATGATCTTGTCAGCGAAGTAAAACATGATGAAGGCTCCTACCATCGTAGTCAGCTCTCGGATGTTGTAGATTGCAGCCAGACTGCCGAACGTCAAGAAGGTGGCGATCGCTAACACGTTCATAGAAAGCACCCGGTGTTCATCATACCATCGGCTAGACAAGATGAGCAACCCGACAAAGCCAGACAAGCTTCCCAACCAGAAGGCTCCCGAAGCAAACAGAGCAAGGAAAGGATCACTCAAACCAGATGCACGGTACAGCAAAAAGAACGACAACATAAGAATACTCGAGATAGTTCCACGCCAAATTGAAGCCTTATCATCAAAACCGAATGCGTAGCAAAGCGGAGTAACGACAATCGAGAATCCTAGCAAGCTGATAAGAGATCCAACCGTGATGAATCCTACCGTAGACGACGAGAAGTAGACCGCAATAGCTCCCCACACAATTGTGAGAATCGCGAAGAACCTCGTCATGTTTGGCTCGATTTTGCGAATGTTAGCGCTGAAGGCAAGAGCTACAGGCAGAAGGAGAGATCCAATGATGAGAGTCCAGCTTTGGATGTCTTTCGAGAAGTAATTAGACCCAATAACGAGAGTGATGACAGTCGTCCAGATCAGCGTTTCCAAAAAGCCAGTCATCTCTAACAAGATCTTAAAGAGGCCTTGGAAGATGAAGATGAGAGCAACAGAGAGCAGTGTAACTCCGATCATCCAAATGAAGTTCTCGAAGTTCACATATCCGGCGACACGCTGTAGTGTAGTGAGGTCTGGGCATGTGTCAGCCCAAGCCAAAGACGGTAGAAATATTAGACTTGCTAGTAGCTTTAGCATCATTTCCCTTTCATGTAGACAGTAGAGCATTTTGAATTTCTTGTGCTTTTGATCGACGACCATTCCGATGGCCATCTTCGTAAGATTCTTTGATCATCTCATCGATCAAGTTAAAGTTGGTCGATAGAGACGTCACGATCAAACTCTTTAGATACTTACGTAGAGCAAGCTTTGTTCCTAGCAATACCCTGCGGCCAGCTTTGTCGAGATTTTTGTCATACTGACGAGGTTTTATCTTGTCAACATATGCTTTTATCTTAGCGTATGCTGTAGGATCAGTGATGAAGACTTCCAGCTTGTGATACTTGATGCTGTAGAACTTCACATTCACACCGAAAGAGTTTGATCCGCCGTGCATTAAGCCGAAGAAGTAGTTTTGAATCTCGCTATCGTAGCATCCGAAGACGATCATTGACGAGTAGCCACCCTTGAACGAGGGTCCGATGTAAGTGTCTTTGTTCATTATTGTTTCTCCCAGATGACATAGCAGAAGGGACGAACCCAACCTTTGACATGCTTCAGCAACATATCGTTGTGAACTTTGGCCAGGATGAGGTCAGTGTAGACGTACTTTTGTACCATGATCTCGAACAGCCCGAGGAACATGACCTTGTTTTGATAGCGAGTTATCTTTGGTTGGTTACCGTGCATGAAAAAACGTTGTCACCGGTCTTAGAATTCTGCGTTACAGAGATTTGCATCGTTGGTCTCCAGTTTAGCTTCTTGGCGGGCGGTCTTGCGGTGAGCACGATCAACGATGTGACGGCAGTTCTTCTTTTCACCGGACTTTGTAGTGCAGCAACCGTATTTGCAGGTGCTTTTATCGTAGCGGCTGTGGCCGTATGCTTTCATCTTTACCTCTCAGTCAATTAGTTCGATGGTCACTTTAAATGCTTTAAGATCGGCTGTGATAAGTTTGCGGTAGTATGCACACAGCTTTCCGGAAGTCAGTACAGCTTCATACCGGCCTTTCACTACATTTGAGAACTCATAGACAGCTTGTGTCCATAACCCGTTGCGAGAAATCACGCGGAAACGACGACCGGGATTGCTTGCAACAAATTTTTCAAGATCTTTCATTGTAGCAATGTTGGTCATAAGATTCCTAGTTGATTTACGATGGAGAAATTATATCACGAGCATCACCAAAGTAAACTCTTTTGTTATGAATAAGCCGCGACTATCACTAGTCGCGGCTTATTGTAAACGCTTACGCGTTTTCTGTCAGGAGGTAAGTACCCAGACGTTTCCAATCCGGGCTGCCAGACTTGCGGATAGTGATGAGGTTCATCAGCGAGCGGAAGTTAACGTCGTCGGTGACGTTGATGTTCTCTTCTAGCAGGTCCAAAGCCTCGATCTTCATCGTCATGTCAACGTCTGGCATCACATGGTTCAGCACGGAGCGCATGCGTTGGATGCTTTGTGCCTTGGTCATGGTCAAATCAACCTTAAAGCAGCGTGTGCGGATTGCTTCGTCCAATTCGTCCAGTCTCATGTTCGAGATGAACATGACCTTGCCGGTAAACTTGAAGGTTGTCGGAATGTCGGACTCGCCGAACATTTGATCTTTTGCCCAGGACACCCAGCGCTCTTCGTAAGAATCCAGAGCAGCTTTGAGCAGCGAGATGCAGGTACCGTCTTTCAAAACTTTGTCGCAGTCATCAAAGATGATAGTGCGGTCACGGTAGTCATACATCAAACGGTACAGAGCTTTTGCAGTGATGTACCCCTTGACGACGACGTAGTCACCCTTGGGACGAGTGATTTGTTTGATGATCTTGCCTTCGATCTCTTCATCTTCATCGTCGGGAGTGATCTCTTGCAGATCGTCGATCGACGGCAGAACGTCATTGACATTGACCTTGCCGGCTTTGCGCAGTACATCCATGACGGTGTAAGATTTACCGACACCGCCGCGGCCGGTAATGGCGAGAGATTTAGCATCGCCTTCAACTACCAACATGATCAGCTCTTCGAGGAATTGAAAACGCTCTTCGATGTCGAATGTCGGAACGACAGAGGCGATCTCGTTACCGGCTTGATCGGTGATCTTGAAGCCGGGAGTAGACGGTTCAGCAGTAACCAGTTCAGCCGAAGTAACTTTTGCCTTGATGATGGCAGAATGCTTTTGCTGAACAACGAGGTAGTTCAGATACTCATGACGTTTGGAGGAGACCAGGGTTTTGCCGTTTGCTACAAGGTGATACTTGTTTTTATTTGCATCCCAGATTATCGAGGCCTTCATCGTTTGGTTTCCTATGTTGTTTGACGATAGTGAAATTATATCATGAGACTCATGAAAGTAAACACATTTGTTCAAGCATGAGTAACTTTTTCTTATGCTCACTCATGCTTGCATAAATACATTCATGAAACTTTCTGAGATTGTTAACAAGACAGCCGATGTAGTCTATCACTGCACCAATTACGAGGCAGCAGTGAACATTCTAAATCATGACTACTTTAGGTCTACGAAGGGTAAAACTTTGAAGGGATTGTCAACGACTACTGACAAGAATTACTTTTGGGGTAGCTCAGATGTTAGATTTGTTTTAGATCTTGATAAGTTGAAGAAAGACTATAAGATTGAAGAGACCGATGAACAGCTTAAATCCGGTGGAAACCACTTAGATGAATCAGAGTTGGTAGTAGTCTCTGACGGAGCTATCACTAGTGCCCATAAGTACATCATTGAAATTCAGCATACTCCAAAGAAAAGCCTTGAACATGGTGCTTTGTTTAGAGCTCTAGAACCGTATTGTGAAAAGTACAACATCAAATATAGCGTATTACAGAAAGACTGAAGCCCCGAAAGATTTCTCTGTCAGGGCTTCGAATGCTCTTCCTACGCGTGGCAGGTGAGTCTTACTTAATAAACTTTTCTACCTTTTCCCAATTATTCTTTACCCACTCAGCAACGTCGCTCGCAAATACTACGCTAGAAGGCAAAGAAATTCTTTCACGATCTCCGTGCTTTGCTGCTATCATGAGAAATTTCTTACCGTTGAATACTGTCCACCACATTAGACCAGATTCGCCGTTGACAACTAAACCACCACGTTCTGCTGTCCTAACATCAGGAACTGACTCTTTTAGAAAATCTTTGAGCTTCATTACTTCTCCAGTTTCTGCTTGAATTCACCAGACATGTTGGTAATATAGTCCATCTTATCATGACCAGACATGTCTAACTTGTCACGAACATGCCCAATCAGAGTATCAAGACGCTCTTCGAGCTCATCTTTAGTGAACTCAAATTCAGGATCTTCATCGTCTTTACCACGATTGTACTTGGTCTGATCATGCACGAGCTGAGTGTAAGCTACACGAACGAGAGTTGGCATGATGGCCGAAACAATGTCATGAGCATCAACGCGATCAGGATCAAGCTTGATCACATCGACGTCATTGAACAGATCTTTGGCTTCAGTCAAAGATTCTTTGACAAATGGGATCGGTTCCCACTTTTTTGTGTAGCCATTCTGTGGCAGTTTTTGGTTGCTAGATGGCAAAACTACATGCTTTTTCTCGTCATACACGTTAGATTTGAATGCAGCGCCTGATGAGCTAAAGCTTTGGACAGTTTTGCCAGTTTCTCTATCAATAATAAGAAACTTCTGGGCAGCCTCAGTAACAAATTCAGAAAATTTTGTGCTCATACTCGATTCTCCAGATCTTTCTTCAAAGTAGGATCGATCTTTTTGATCAAACCTTCTACTTCTTCCATCGTAGCGCTGTCGTAGTCAATACCTTGCATTCTACGAGCAGAATATCCGGTTGGATGATTCATCTCATCAGCAAAGTAGTCACAGATGACGTTACTGACAGCTTCAAGAGTCTTCTGCAGTTCATCTTCAATCTCATCCATATCGGTTGAGGTGTTGAAAGCATTGTGCAGATTATCAAACTGAGGAGTCCAGAAGCTGTCAGTAGTACGAGCAAGCTCCTGAGCATAAGACGTGTGAAACGTCGAGTTCAATGCCTTTAACTTCTTGATCACGAAGTCGAAGATGATCTGCTGCATTACACCGAGATGAACTCCTTCGGCGAGAGTTGGTTCTTCAAATAGGTCTTTGACTTTCATGTGTGGTCCTCACAAATAGGCAGTTCTATTTATGAGTACTCACTCGTGATGATCAACAGGTTGAGTCTTCTTCGTTGACATGATCTTCTCAACCTCATCATAGCTGATGGGAGTAAGACCGTGTGGGTCGGCACCGACGTCAAGGATCTTCCCCTCGATTGGGTACTTCAGACCGCCGTGGGAATGGCCGTGCAGCATCCAAGAACCACGATGGCTCTTATTCCAGACCAGCATCGCGTAATGGCTCATGACCATCATCTGGTCACCAACCTTAAGCTCGTAGTAGTCACAGCACTTCACGAACCTGGAGCGAAGCTCTGCACTTTGCTTGATCGTTTTGTCATGATTACCGAAGATCAGGAACTTCTGACCGTGGAGCCGATCTAGCATCCTCGCGGCTTTGTCAGCTTCACAGAACAGAACGTCGCCGAGATGGTAGACAGTATCACCCGGTTTGACTTTGTCATTCCAATTAGCGATCATCTTCTCGTCCATTCTGTCAACTGCTTTAGCAAGCAGTGAGAGATAGCCGCTCTTGATGACTCGAAGGTTTGAAGCGTTGGTCTTCTGAGCCTTGTCAAGATCTGCTTTTGCATTGAGCAGAGCAGCATCTGCAAACGGACGCTTGCAGTACCAGATGATGTTGCCGTGACTGAGGTGGGTGTCACTTGTAAAGTGGATTGTCATTTCTTTCTCACAGTTCTATGATGTTGTAACGGCACGGAGTGATGATCTGCGCCTTGTTCTTAAGGGTAGAAGTCCAGCAATTTCTATGAAGAAAATCGGCATGGAGTAATTATATCACGAGCATCTAAGAAGTAAACACTTTAGTGATCTTGATTCCAGTTTCTAAGGTAAGTTATTAGCTCTACGATGCCGTCATCAAGTTTAGTCATGCTCTTGCTGATCTCAGGAGCAATTCGAGATAGTCTCTCTAGAGATGGAAGAGAGTGCTTGATGTCTCCTATCGCGGACGGTCCGTGGGTGATCTCTGAGAGATTTCCCGTAGCAGACTTGATCATCTCTGCCAGTTCATTTATCGAGGTTGAATCTACTCCAACACAACCGACGTTCACCAGATAGTGATGATCAACTATATCACTGAAGCCTTCTTCTCCGAGGAGGGCTGCCACGTTAATTCTAGCAACATCTTTGACGTTAACAAAGTTTCTCGTCTGCTTTCCATCACCAAAGATCGTGATTGGTTGCTGTGTCAGAGCCCGATCGATGAATTTACCGATCACTCCTGCATAGTCAGACTTTGGGTCTTGACGTGGGCCGTAGACGTTGAAGTATCGCAAGCCGATGACTGGGAACTTGTAGAGTGAGGCAAATGTACTAGCGTAGAGATCATTGGCCGTCTTGTCGGCCGCATACGGAGACAACGGCATTCTCATACCACGGCTTTCTTCTTGGATGCCGACCCAAGATCCGTAGACCGCAGCAGATGATGCATAGACCAAACGTTTCTTGTAGATCTTACAGGCATAGAGAACGTTGAAAAATCCTCTCATGTTTCGATCAAATGACTCTTCGGGTACTTCAACAGATTGTTTGACTGAAACAAGAGCAGCAAGGTGCAGAACTGCATCTACTTTATCTACCAACTTATAGATGAGATAAAGATCCTCGTCGCTTCCATCTACTCTTAAACCTTCCCAGAGCTCGATCGGATGATCATCTATTACTGACGATAGACCTGCATCAAATAATCCTTGCTCCAATTTTTGGATACTACCAGTGGACATGTCATCGACGATGACTACTTCATGGCCTTTCTGAATGAGCAGAGCAACCGTGTGACTACCGATGAATCCACAACCACCTGTGACTAGAATTTTCATGATGCGATCCCTCAAAAGAAACATTGTAATTCTTCTGAGGGATCGTGTATATTTACTCAGGATTTAGTACTTTGGCGCAGCTTAGCAGCTCTTCGCTTTGCTGTTTTGGAGTTAGGAAGAACGTTCTGCTGCTTACACCCTAGAGATTCTCCAAGAGTGTGAAGCTTTCCTGTCTTAGGCCAACGCGAGTAAATTATTCGCTGGAGTGCAAATTTGTCATAGTATTCTTGAGCGCTGATCATGTAGATCTTTCTTGCATAATTTTCTGGCCCAACATTGTATGACTTGATAGCAGCTTCTTTCGAGTGAAAGCGGTTGTAGTACGTTCGTAGCAGCTTTATTCCAGCCGTGATGTTTTCTTTTGGGTCCATGGGACCGTTTTGTACTTGCATCAAGCCGTTAGAGTGTTCTCTCTCGTTGATATTGACAGCTTTGGGATTAAAAGAAGACTCGATACGAATGATCGAGAGGACATCAGCTTCGGTTGGAAAGTCAGAGCGAGCTAACTGCTTGACTAATTTAGCTATCTGTTGGGGAGGTTTTACTTCGCCACAGGCGAATGATGGAGCAGAAAAGCAGAGGGTGAGTAGGATGAGTAGACACTTTCGCTTCATTGTCGGAATTCCTCGTCGTTTGCGGCAGTAGGAACCGATTGTAATGGTGGACCCATTACCGGTAACACTCCCGCGAAGTTGTAGATGGGAGGTCTCAATCCCATCCAGATGTGGACTTCAAGACTAACTTGAGACGGTCTCTTTTGGTTTGTCACTTAAGTTTCTCGATTCTTTGTCTAACTTGCTCAGGTGTCACTTCCAGGTTACAAACGATGATGCTTCCGCGTCGTTTCAGATGCTCGACCGTCATCTGTTCAACTAAGCAAGTCTTTCGTTGGGTTGACGGTCGACCGACAGTGGAAACACAAAGTCGCCCTCTGTCAAATCTCGCGATCGAGTTCCATGCCAGACTCACAGACCCAGTTCTTCCTTGAACTTGTTGATGATGACGTCGATCTCATCATACTTGAGATTCACGACGTCGTTATTGAGTCTCTTTGACATGGAACGAATCAGATCATTGCTGACGCTGGGAGCAATGAACTTACGCTGGATACGAAAGTGCTTCGTGGCAGCATTATCAAAGAAGACGTTGAGTTGAACCCCGTCAACGAAGATTCGGGTGGTGTTTGTATTTATGCCCGGCTTGAACTCAATCTTTCTCATTTTGACCTTCTCTTGCGTATGACACAGTAACCAAACTCTCACAAGTTGCTGTCACCCGAACCCCACGTTTACCACAACGTCGGTTTTTACTGTGACCGATCATCTCAAGACAAACAGACACACTCATGACATCCTTCACCGGCATGTCATCTATCCGTCTACACAGATCACTCATGCGATCGAAATCACGCTGAGTAGTATTGAGTTGATTGCTGCACCCTACTAGGGTCAACAAAAACATCAGTGGCAGAATTTTCATCATCGACTCGAAGAAGTCTGCATTGTATGTCTCCTTGTGCCACGCGCGACCGATAGGAGTATCAACTCGCGGAATCCAATTTCCTTGAATGTGCATCTTTGCTCCTAGTCTAGCTAGATGGTAAATGTGATCGAGAAGGGTGCAGAAATTACCCAAAGATACCAAAGGTACCCTACAAACACGACGAACGCCAGGGTTAAAAGCTTCTTTGGTAGATAGTTGGGGACACCACCGATGTTGTACTCACCCAAGTTGTTGAGCATCATGAGGAATGCACACATTGAAACCGATCCCATGAGCATCGCGCAGAACAACCAACCAAGAATTGCCATGTTGTCTCCTTACAACTGAGTGATCAGATTCATCGGACCGAGCAGCATGTAAGCAGACCACAGTGCACCGATCGTAAACGCCATCTTCAGACAAACATTCAACCAGAAGTCTTTTCTCCAGGTGAATGCCAAAAACATGAAGAGGAGGCCTGACAGCAGAATGTACAGAGACATGTGATTCCTTTCTTAGTCGTTGAACAGAGTGATGACGTGATCTTTCAGAACCGGACACTTTCGAACCGTTGTATCTGTCGGGAACAGCTTCCACCAGACGATGTCTCCGTCAGCGTCACGTTTTGTTTCGCCTTCTGCAAGATACCACAATGCGGTATGTGAAGTACGATCCGAGACGATGATGAAACCGGAGTCGCATGCATCGGTATAGATTTGACCGAATGGAGCTTTGCCCAGGTCACTGATGTCAGCTACGAACTCTTTAGCTCTCTTGCTGTAGTGGAACTTGTCAGAGAGGTGGCGGGGTACGTTAAGATTTTCGTTCAGCATACGATACCTCCAAGATTTGATGGAGTAATTATATCATGTGTTGCACAAAAGTAAACACTTATTTAGAGTACAATGTCACTGATCGGGTACTTTCTTGACTCGCTCGAGATGTAGCGTTCGGTTGCACCTGGAGTGAGCAACCAGATCCACTTCGTGGGGGCTTTCGGTTTGACTTCATTGCCGTCGCCGTCGGTGATGACGACCACACAGTCAGGGTAGCGTCCGATCTCATTCTCAAGATCCAAACATTCTCTCTCGATTATGTCAAATGAAGTACCGCCGCCAACCATAGGCCGATCACCCCACTTTACACGCCTCACCTTGGTATCAAAGACATACATGACCAAGTCAAAGAACTGTTTCTCTTCTTCGAAGGCTTTTACTACTTTTGTGAAGAACGGTAAGTGCTCGATGCATGATCCAGAAACGTCCATGAAGACGGCTGTCAAGAGACGATCTTTCTTCGGTCGTCCTATGGACTTCTTACCAGGAAGAGCAATGTCACGCCGCATGAGAACTTCATTGAAGCGACGATCGTCATGAGTAAATGTCTCGACATCGGTATCTACTTCTTTCAGTGCCGTTTTCTTTAGCTTCCGGATAAACTTTGTGAAGTTTAACTTCTGCTTCTGTACTTTCTTCTCGATGAGCTGTTCAAGGATCCTTGTCATGGCTCCTCGGCCAGTACAAGCTTCAGGAAGACTCTTGAGTATTTCTTCAATCTCACCAACTGACAGCTCTTCAGCCAGAGTCTGAGCGACGTTCTGCTTTGATTGCTTCTCTCCGGGGTCTCCATCAGATCCAACCGATGGATCGCTGTGTTCATCAAGAGTAGATGGTCCGCCTTGACCAGGACCGTCTCCAGATGGTGGTGGGGGATTCTTGATCAGCTCTTTCAGGTAGTAGATGAACGTCTCATTCTTCTTGATGATCAACGGATCTTTGAAGCAGGTATCGATCCAGCAGTACTTCTGCCAATCACGAATGTCATTACGGTTGAATCCGAAGAGGTAGACGATCATCTCGTTGATCGTGATATCTTGAGCCTTGTTAACGAGATCAGGCGTTGCACCCGGAACCGACATCCCGTTTCGGATGCCGTGGTTTAGAATGACGTGTAAGCACTCGTGACAGATCACAAAGAGCCGTTCGCGAAGTGTTAGTTCCAGCCAGAACTTTGCTCCAAGAGTAAGTTCTGGTTTTCCTTGCTTCGGAAAGGACACACAAGCAGTGGGAACGTCATCATCAAAGCAAATATCAGACATTTCGACGAACGAGTAAAATACTTTATGGTAGTCTTCAATAGAAGATATGATTTCTAAATATTGATCTTCAGGAATTGGTTTACGCATTCTATATCTTTTTAGAGGTAGCAATAAATAGTATCACAAATTGTAACGAAAGTAAACATGAATATTCAAACTTATCTGTACATCAAAAGACATTCTATCACTGGCAAATTATACTTTGGCAAAACAACACGAAAGGATCCAGTAAAGTATAATGGATCTGGTGTTCATTGGAGCAACCACATTAATAAGCATGGGAAAGAACATGTAGAAACAATCTGGTATTGTCTCTTTGTTGATCAAGAAGAGTGTACTAAATTTGCTTTAATGTGTTCAGAGCAATGGGACATTGTAAATTCTGAAGATTGGTTGAATCAAGTTCCAGAATGTGGTATTGGTGGAGCTGCTATAGGACATGTAGTATCTCAAAAGTCTATCGAAAAATTAATCGAGAGAAATAAAACACGAGTTCATTCCGAAGAAACTAGACAAAAACTGTCTCTTGCTTGTAAAGGTAAACCAAAATCTGAAAAGATGAAGAAAAATTTATCTATTGCAAAACTTGGCACTAAAAGAAAACCATTTTCGATTGAATGGAAACAAAATATGTCTAATGCTTCGAAAGGTAAACCAAAATCTGCTGAAACTCGTAAGAAAATGTCAGAAGCTAATCGAGATTACATTCACGGCGCAGAATGGAAAGAAAGTCACGCATCTGCAATGAAAGCTCGAATTGGCAAAGTTTTCATCACAGACGGTGTACAAAATCGATTAGTTACTCTTGAAGAAGCAAATAACATTCAACTTCCATGGAAGCGAGGAATGACTAAGTCTTAGTTATGCTTCCTCGAAGGTCTTCTTCACTGCTACAACTTCCTTGTACTCAACCAGCTTGTATGACAGGAACGGATGATGAGATTGGCGCATCAGCCAATTGTACATCTGAAGAGTGTTGTCAAAGTCCTTGTTGAAAGGTTTACCATCTTTGACTTCGGTGTTGTACAATTGCAGTGTAGCTACGATCATGGTGAGGTCCTTGTGGTTAGAGATAATTTTTGGTATCGACGATCTTGCGTTCAAAGAGCTTGTCATTCATCTTTTGTTTCTCGCTAGATGTGAACATACCACCTACCTTCGAGATCGCTAAGAGAATTTCGTGGAGGTTTGTTTTCTTTGCTCCGCTCTTGCCTTCTACTCCCCAGAGAGCCCTAACGAGAGTATCTCCCTGGATGTTGAAGATGATGTCAACACAACGATTTGCCAACTTGGTGACAACGTTGGTCTTTGTGTTGAAGAGATCTCGAATGTCACTCTCGAAAGATCCACCCTTGCGATAGATTGACTTGAAGTCAACATGATTGATCATCACCGCGGTTCCTTGGTTACCCTTTTCATTCGGCAACCGATTGATCAGGTCTTCGAGAGATGTCACATTAAGAACACCTTGCTTGCGAGCAAAGAGATAGTCAGCGAAGGGTTGAGCGAGCTCTTTCGGGATACTTATCCCGTACTTCTTGAAAAAGTCAATCGCAACAACGTCATCGGTCTTGATCAAGTCAAGCAACCTCGTCGTGTTATTGATGTCTTTGATGAATGTCTCGGCTTCTTCAAGATTGCTAACTTCCTTGATCGCTTCATGGAAGGGAACGCTACCTAGTGCTTTTCGCAAGATCTCAATTCCAGACTCAGTGGGGAGAAAATCAGCGAGACGACAACCGTTGGCATAAGCATTCGCCGCGTAATCAAGGCGACGAGGTGAAACTTTCTTCTGGATGTCGCCAGGTAGATTATGCCACCACTGGTGAAAGATGGGTCCGGTTGATGGATACTTCTTGAAGAAGTAATCAGTGTCAACTTTATAGGGGACATCGAGGTGAACTTGGAAACGGTCCATCTGAGCTGGATCAAGATGGTTTACCGAGTAGGTATCATCATCGTCCTCGGGGTTGATGGCAGCCCAGATGACCTTCAGACTGTTCATTTTGTGTCCGTTGATCGACTTGAATTGGATGAGCTCCATGACGGCGTTGATCACCTTGTCAGGCGCCCGGTTGAACTCGTCAAGGAAAATAAATTCTACTTCGTCATTTTCAATAAATAAAGGACGAATTAGTTTAAGATGTTCTACTCCGTTGTCTTCAGTGACAACTTTTGGAACGCCAACAAAATCTACCCAAGGGTCTAATGTTGATGCAGAGAAGTATTTCCATTTTAATCCAGCTTCTTCTACAACTTCTTTGACAATTGTCGTTTTACCTATTCCATGTAGGCCTATAAACAGTACATTGTACTCAAGCTTCAAATATTGTCTTAAGCGAGCCTTACTTATGATCCCCATGTTTCTTTCCAATAAGTACACAAAATGGTATATGAACATTATATCACAAGCAAAATCTCGTGTAAACAACATTGGATATTTTGAGAATCATCATATTATACCAGAATCAATGGGTGGTTCAAATGAAGCTTTTAATAGGGTTAAATTGACCGCTCGTGAACATTTCATCTGCCATCGACTTCTTACTAAAATGACCACAGGGAAAGATCTATGTAAAATGTGGTGTGCAGTTCATCGTACCATACATCGGAGTAAAAATCATCTTGAATCTGTAAAGATTACTAGTAAAGTTTATGCAACTATCAAAGAGAACTTTAGTAGATCTATGTCTTTACTTTTAACAGGCAAACGTCCTTATGAAATGACCGATGCAATTAGACTCAAATTATCCATTGCAGCAAAGAATAGACCTCCTAGAAAGCAAAGTAAGGAAGAACGTAAAATGCGTTCTATTAACCAAGTAGGTCGGAAGTTTTCAGAAGAATCTAAACAAAAGATGACTAATAGTGCATTGAATCGCCCACCTTGTGGGTGGATAACTCTCAATGGAATCATCAAAAGAGTTCCTCTTACTGAACGTGATGAATGGATTCTGAAGGGATGGAAGATTGGTAAAGTAGAAACAATATCAGTGAGACAATTAGTAGAACCTAGAACTTGCCCATATTGCGGTTTATCTGGGAAGGGAACAAATATGTCTAGATGGCACTTTGATAACTGTAAGAAAAGAAAATGAAAGAGGCAGCCGAAGCTGCCTCTCTTTTACGCTACGCTAGATTAAGCGTAAGTAGTGTTGGTCAACGGACTAGCAACAGACGCGACGGTAACGCTGAAACCGGAACCGTGAGCTGTGGGATAGACATTACCGATACCGTCACCAAGGTTTGCACTCAGGACGTCACCAACGACGTAGTTTTCACCTTTGTTTGCGAGAGTAACTGTAGTCACTGCACCACCAGCAACAACCAAGGTAGCAGTAGCTCCATAACCAGAACCACCGGTCAACTTAACGTTGTTCCAAGTTCCGTTTGGATAGTTCGTACCACCAACGAGAGTATTGACAGTAGCGAGAACCGGGGCTGGACCGCCACCTGCAAATCCCACGTAAGGAGTCGCTGTAACTACTGCCTGAATTGCGTTGTAAGCTGCAATGATGTGGTCGTTAACACGAAGAGTGTTAGGATCCGTTCCAGCATACAGTTTAGGATATTGCGTTACGACGTTGAACACATCGTAACGCTTACCGGATTGTCCTGAGTCACCAACGCGGATGGTTGTAACGGCTGCAGTAGAAACGCCGAAAGATCCATCATTAAACGGAGTAACGATGATGTCGTCAAACACGATGTTGCCAGTAGAATCGGCATGAATTTGTACTTGATATTGAACTGCTGCAGCGATAGCCATGTTTGGGCTCCTCTAGTAAATTCTGGGGTAGAACAAATAATTGTAAGCGATGATATTTATCGCAAAGGTGAAAAAGGACAGCAAAAGCCGTCCTTTTCTTGTCCTACTTTCAACCACCAACCGATTAGATTGGGGTAGAAGATAGCAACACGGTTGGGGAAACGGTTGGAGAACCACCACCGATTGCTGCAGCACCCTGAGGAGATGCAACGTATGCAGCGATGACAGTGCCAACTGCTTGTTCAGCCAGAGCAACGATCTGAATCAGCTGGGAAGCCATGTTCGGAGTCACTGTGGAAGTGTACAGCAGATCAACGATGTAAGCATCGGAGTGATCAGATGGGTAGTCATTGATCTCAACGTGGCAGACGATCGCGCCTTCACCGATAGTTGCGTTACCAGGTGGAGTCACGTTGACGAAGCCGGCGGAGTTAGAAGGGATTGCTGCTGGGTTATTGAAGTTGCCGCTAGCAGATGCGTCGTAAACGAAGGTAGATACGCTCAAACCGTCGAACACGAATCCACCAGGGTTAGAACCGTTGGTGTGCAGGTTGACGGTAACTTTGGTTCCTGTTGCCATTTTATTGCTCCTCTAGAGAGATGTTAGATTATAGACGTTCCGGAACGTCTTTGTTATTACGATGATATTTATTGGTGATCACAAAAACACCTTGGAAATGTGATCACTTAACAGCTTGTGCACTCGTTCAGACGACTCGTTGAAATAACAGTGCCCAAACAATTGCTTTTCGACATTCTCCTTGCGCATCCAAGAAGTCTTCATACGATCTAGCTGGGGACTCCAGATCATGAACGTGGGGATGCCGAACTCCTCAGACAGCATGCACAACCCGCTTTGGTAAGCAATGAAGTACTTGGCGTTCTGAATGACATACATCGTCTCGCGGATCTCATTGAACAGCTTGTAGCAATCTGCTCGATCTCCAATCGCGTCGATGATCTCGTCGGTCTTCCACTCATCATATGCTGCTCCAGTGAACACAATGTCATCAACGTCAAGCTGATCGGCAGCATCAAGGATCATGGTGACCCAATCGCTAGTAGTTAGCTGAAATGTACCATCATGTCTACTAGATCCACTGGCATAAACAAGTAGATACTTCTCAGGAAGATCTTTTACTGGAGTTGACTCTAAGCCGATGTTCCAGAGAACTTTGGTATCAGGTTCAATGTCATCTATCTGTACACCATCTTCAAGCCACTTGTTCACAGCATAAACGAATTCTTTCTTACCGGTGAACAGCTCACCAAGAGTGTACTTACCGTGAGCAACTTCTTCATAGAACCAAGGCTGAGCTAACCTAAAGCTTACACCTTTACACTTAGGAAGAGTCCACAAGAATGACTTACTTCTCATCTGCACCGGGTGAGGTGCAGTAATCAAGATGTTGAACTTGATACCATCAACATACGGAGCAATCTTTCGGTATACCCACATCAAGTCACCAATCCCTTGCACTGAATTAACAGACACTATCTTTTCTGCTTTCAATGTAGGCAGAACTTTTTCCTTCGGGACGAAGATGAAGTTGTAGACACCCTCAGGGGGTTCGAAGCAGCCATAGTCACTCAGTAGATTGAGATATCTGGTTGTGCGATCAAACCAGTAAACATCATAGTCGATCGCCTTCAGAGCTGCAAAGACGAGAGGGTTGTTCACTACCTCAATTAGGAGAATGGGACGGTTCTTCATGATCGTCAGAGATGCTCCGCTGAGAACTTCAAGTTCATGTCCCTCAACGTCGATCTTGATGATCTTCACGTTGCTAAAGTTGAAGTCATCTAACGGCTTCGTTTGGACGTCGATCATCTGAACTTTCTGACCATCTACCGCATCTCTGGTAGAATGTAGATAGTCAAGCCATTCTTTCGATAGAGTGGAGAGACCGGTATTCGCATCATTAAGATCAGCATCATAGGGAACGTATAGCTTCTTAACTTCACTCTTAGAAGACAGAGCTACGTCGTGCACCTTAACATCAAACTTCTCAAGCTCTTTGAGCTGAGTTAATGCCGTTGGGTTAGGCTCGAAGGCATGGATCTCCTTGACCCCGAGGCTCTTGAAGAAGAAGGAGATGTCACCGATGTTAGCCCCGACGTCAAGTGCTATCCCGTCAGTGAACAGATCCTTGATCGTGTCAAGGTATAACAACTCAGGCATTCCACCACCTTCGTAGGCTTCAAGGTGGGTTTCATACTTAGCAGTGATGTCCATTTTAGACCCTCGTGAAGTAATAGCTCATAATGCTCTCGCGTCCAAGCTGGGTTTCACAGTCACTGGTGTCCTTACATACAAAACCGAAGAGGTCCATGTAGTTCTTGATTCCGGTATCTGTGAAATACCAGATGTGTTCGCCAGGCTTCAAGTGCTTTGACTTGAGACATGCGGCAGCGTCGGAGTAGATCGGAGTCGAGACGAATACATGCTTCGCGTTCTTCAAGATGTCGGTCGGATCTTCTATGTGTTCAAGAACGTCCCAGAACGTCAAGACCTGAAACGGTGAAATGTCATCTACGTAGTAACCGTGTTGCTTGAGCCACTCATTAGCGACTGGGTTGACGTCGGTTCCCTTACACTTGACAGTATCTACAAATTGACCGTTACCGACACCGACATCACAGAGACTGGTCATAGAACCGAGATTCTTCTTGACGAAGTTGATTCGCGCCTGAGTAAGTTTTTCACCTACGTCTCCGACACCATACTTCTGGTAGATCTCCCAGTAGGCTTCACCGTACTCATAGCCATCGGACTTTAGGTGCCCGATACCGATTCCAGTCAACCAGTTCAACAGATGAGTCGTCTTGTCAACCGCATAGATCTCTACTAGATCATGATAATTGTCTCTGATCTTTTCAAACATTATAGTGTCCTTCTCTTAATTGAATGTCTCTGATAAACTTGAAGAATTGATCATCAAGGTTACTAATTCTCTTGTCGCAATCATGATCATTCAGCTGACAGCGACAGAAGTTGTCCGGTAAAGCCCAACCGATCTTCGTCAAATCCATTCGAAGATCAAATAACTTATGAGGGTTGTCAAACCGCCCTCGACCGCCGAAGATGATGAAAAGATTAGTCTGTGCTGCAACCCCAGCCGGGAGAACGAAGCTAGGTCCACCGATGATCAAGTCAGCCGATTTGAAGAGACTCAACATCTTATCCATGCTGAGCTCACCACGATGGTACTTTTCATGGGCTAAAGGTTCACCTCCGTGGATAATCCACTCTTCTCGATCTTCACAGTCTGCAACTGAAATGACATGCCAGCCCATGTCCATCAAGATCTTCGCACACCAAGGAATGTAGTTTTCCTTCGGAGCTCGAGAAGTGTTCGCCCACTCACGCCGAACTGTTGAAGGTCGAACTACTGCTACTTTCTTGTTAGTTGGTAAATCTAGACCGTGGTGAGGTAGAATCGGAAGATCAAACACTGGACGAGTTGAACCGATCTCATGACCAAAGCACTGCTCGAGGTGACAGACGATACCGTGACTGCGGATATCTTGATACGTGTAGAAGAAGTCTATTTCTCGATCCCAAGTTTCGGGATATTCAACAAATTCTACATTAGATTGCTTTAACATCTTACCCTGAGTACGCAAGGTGCCGTCAGGTTTGATCTCGAGAAATTTTACATCAAGATCTTCAAAGATGAAGGGAAGAGGAGTGTGCAAATACACATCATTGTTCTCGTCTTCTGCCAACATCTTGACAAAGGGACGAGCATAGATCGTGTCACCGATCCCGTGCATGCAACGAACAAAAATTTTTTTTTTCATAGGAGAAAAATTCATCGTTCTATAGTATAATATGGTCGCCTATTGTAGACCGGGCAAGACGGCCACCTCTTCCTACCAAAGGTGGGTGAGCAAATTAAGTCAATGCAAGACCGTAAGCTGCGTTCACCGCATCACGAGCAAGTACTCGGAACTGTTCCATCGTTTGTGTCAGAGTGGGGCCGGTACCGAACAAGTACAGAACTTCTACCAAGAAGCTTGTCGTGACATTTGGAGAGCCTTGAGTTTGAGGTTCTCCACCAAATGAAACAGTAGTCGGCAGATATGTAAAGCTAACTTGTCCTGCGGCTGGTAGAGGTTGACCCATGCGAGTACCACCTGCGATCGTCGCGGTTCCGGTCCCAGAACCTATACCCATATAGCCGTAAGCCGGGGTACCAGTACATGTAAATGTCGTACCTACAGTATTATCTGGCGAACCGATTAAAGTGAAGTCAGTTGTTCCAGCAGACGCAATTGTATATTGAATTCCTGGTATGAAGTTTGGTGCCGTCACCGCGGTGTCATCATAGTACCAGTATTGGGGAATCATCGAGACGAGAGTGAACACGTCGTATCGAGGAGTAGTAGTTCCCTGAAGTAGTAAAATTGTTCCAGTTCTGGCAGTCATTTGACAGCCTCCTTAAAATTTTGATAAGACTATTTACAACGCGGCGATGAACTCATTTATCTTTGCCATGAAGTTCCGGTCTTCTTCTTCGGCAATGAAGACTCCGATCATCCTACGACCGCCGTTATCTAGTGTCTTGATCGGATCAAGTTTTTGATCAGTTAGAGTGCGAGTAAATGACTGCAACTGGTCATCGGGAGAGATGACGAAGTGGTAGTAGTAATAAGTGTTAGCTTTCTTCTTCATTTTGCTTCCTCGCTCAAAGAGGCTGCACCCCAAACGTCATTCCAAGAACCAGTCAGAGCTCCTTTAGAATAGCTTGACTCAGTCTGCTCGAAGAAGTTCGAGTGTGATTGCAGTACGGTCATCTCGTCTACCCACGGTAGCGGATTCTTCTTAACTTTGAAGATTCCTTTCAAGCCCAAACCAATCAATCTGCGGTCGGAGATGTAACGGATGTACTGGTGCATGTCTTCCTTGCTTAAACCTTCCATTCCACCTTGCTCGTATGCCAGGTCGATGAATTTGTCCTCAAGCTCGACCATCTTCTCGGCGATGGTATAGAGCTGTGACTTCAGATCATCATTCCAAACGTCGGGATTTTCCTTGACGAAGGTGCGGAATAACTTGGTCATCGCCTCGACGTGAATGTCTTCGTCGAGGATCGACCAGGTCACGATCTTCACCATTCCTGGCATCAAGCCCTGCCGCCCGAAGTTCAACAGCATCGCGAAGGAGCTGAACAGTTGCATTCCCTCGGTGAAGGCCGAGACAGCAGTCATCTGTTGGATGATGTATTTCTTGTCCTTGCCCTCAATATCATCAAAGTACCTCTGCTTAGCAGCCATTGCCTCATACTCGAGAAACTCGTTGAAGATCTTGTCAGGAAGACCTAATGTTTCAATCAAGTGTGCATACGCAGCGATGTGAATCGCTTCACGAGCAGCAAAAGATAGCAGCATCATCCTAACCTCAGGTTGAGGGAACGTTGGCAGATAGTTCTTGACGTAGGCTCCTGCTACCGAGATGTCACCTTGAGTAAACAAACGGAAGATCTGCAGCAAGAAGTTCTTCTGTCCCTTCGTCAGCTTGTTATTCCAGTGATCGATGTCATTCTGCATCGGGATCTCTTTCGGAAGCCAGTGAATTCCCTCATGTTTTTCCCACATCTCAAAGCACCAGGGGTATTTGAATGGCTTAAATGAGTGACGTTCATCAGTCAGTTTTAACTTTACATGTGTGTTCATATTCATCCTTCGCACGCGATGCAGGTTTCACCAGCAGCGATGTCTTTGAGTAGTTGAATGTCATCTTCAAGCTTTTGTCTAACGACTTTCTTACTGACGGAAGTATTGTGCAGCTTCTCGGAACGACAGTAGTAGAGAGTCTTCAAACCTTTTCGCCAGGCCGCGAAGTGAATCGCGTGGAGTCGGGCGATCGTGATCGTAGGCTCTATGAACAAATTGATTGACTGGGCTTGATCGATGTAGTTTTGACGATCGCCTGCATGTTCGATGATCCAGAGGTTGTTGATCTCAGAAGCGGTCTTGAAAACTTCCTTGTCTTCGACGTTCATCCACTTGAGTTGTTGAACAGAACCAGCTGCGTTAACGATCTCTTGCCATTGTTCATCGACCCAAGCTTCAACATCTTCTCCTTCTAGGTTCTTTGGGGTATATCCTCTGATGACTTTGTCTAAGAACTTGTTCTTCTGAGTATACGATCCGCTCATGGTGTCCTGACGGAAGGCGTTTGCTCTCCACGGCTCGACGCTAGGAGAAGTGTTGCCACAGATAAGACTGTTTGAAGCAGTTGGAGCAAGCGCCATCAGATGAGTGAAGCGTAGACCGGTTCCCTCGAGGAGAGGCGGAGATCCACGCTCTGCACCCAGCTTGACGTTGGCATTATCAAGCATCTTTCGGTAAGTCTTGAAGATGTTGTTGTTGATCGACTTGGCTATCGCACACTCAAATGGGATGTTCTTAGACTGGAGGTATGAGTGGAATCCCATCACTCCGAGCCCAATCGAGCGTTCACGCCTCGCGGAGTTGATCGCGCGTTGGATCTCTTTAGGAGCATGCTCGATGAAGTACGTCATAACGTTGTCCATCATCTCCGCAATATCAAGGAAGAACTGCTCATTGTCCTTGTACTCGTTCCAGTACTCAAGATTAATCGAGCTAAGACAGCAGACAGCAGAGTTCTCAGCGTCGGTCGCTAGAGTGATCTCGGAGCAGAGATTGCTGTGGTGAACTTTTAGACCGAGCTTCTTGTAAGCTTCAGGAGCACTATTGTTCACTGTGTCACTGAAGAAGACATACGGTTCACCGCGACCCGCTCCTGCTCGAAGCTCTAACAGCTTCTCCCAGAGTTCCTTCGCGGAGACAACTTCTTTAACTGTACCCGAATGCGGCTCGATCAGTTCCCAAGAATCATCCGCGTTCTTATCATACATACAGCGTTCAATAATCTGCATGAACTTGTCAGGGATATTCACAGCATTGTGAAGATTCAAGCACTTGCGATTGGGGTCGCCTGTAACCTTGCGCATGTCAAGGAACTCGATGATTTCCGGATGACTTATGTCCATGTAGACAGCGTAAGAACCGCGGCGTGTAGTTCCTTGTTTGTAAGCGAGAGAAGCTGCGTCGTACGTCTTCATGTGAGGGATCACACCAACAGACTTCTCATCCTGCCCGCGGATGCCGAAGTAGAGTCCTACACCGCCACCCAACATCGACATCCAGTTAGCTTCCGACAGAGTGTCAACTAGACCGGAGCTAGTGTCAGGTACGTAGGGAAGAAAGCAGCTGATGGGGAGTCCACGCTTGTTTCGTCCGAAGGAGAGGATAGGAGTTGAGTAGCCGAACCAGTGCTTCGAGGAGTAATAGTAGAGACGTTGTGAGTGAGCTAGATCGGTTCCGAATGCGGCCGACACAAAAGCATAACGATGCTGTGGTGAGGTTTCTCCTGCCATGAAGTAGGAGTCGCGAATTCGGTCAAGGCTGATCTTGTCAAAAAGTGAATCTCGAGAGGAGTCGATCGTGATTTGCTTTGCTTTTGCTTTTGTTTGCTCGATAAACTTGCTAGATTGTTTCATCTTGGCTTGCATGTTGAAGATTGTTCCGGAGCGGTTAAGCTCCGGAAACGTCAAGGAAAGCCTTGGCTTGACTTAATTCTGGTTACTGCTATGATATGTTATAGTGATTCTATCATCTTCCTAGAGAGACGGATATTTATCCAAGCTCTCAGAAGGAAAGAAGCGTACTCTTCTGTACGTCGATCTTCTTGTTGAGATTGCACTGCATCAAGAAGTTTGAGTTGCTGATGTTTGCCTTACCATCAAGGAATTTTAGGACTTCATTTGCCATGTCGGTACCGGTACAAACTGGGACATTCTGACAGATGTTGTTAGTAGCTCCGGTGACTAGTTCAAAGTCATGAGGTAGACCCATCATGTGCATACATTCTCGAGTAGTCAGCACACGATCCTTCGTCGGGTGAATCGCGTAGAGAGTTCGACTGATGAGAGTAGCCATTACTTCAGTTGACTGGTAGATCGGAAATGAACCATCCCAGAAACCCCCTTTGGTGTTGACCTTGTTAATAACACGTTCAGCTTCACGATAATGTTTGTCATGACCGTTTGCCTTCATCCAGTCACGCGCTTCTTCAAGTTGTTTGGTTAGCAGCAGATAGGTCAGTAGAGTGAAGCCGTTTCGTCCGGTCTCTTTCAGCCACTTGCGCATGTCGTTGATCCCTTGGCCGTTATACTTGTGCTGTAGGAACATGATGTACGGGTTGGTCAAGAGGTGACGTTCTGCTTCTGCAAGATCAGCAGCAGAATGATGTAGAACGTTGTCAGGGACTGTGTCAAGATAATCGGCAAAGGCCAGACGAGGCTTGTCATAGTAGTCAAAAATCGGTGCATTCGAATCTCTCCAGAAGAAGTAAAACGTGCGCTTTCTGGTCTGCGGGATACCGTGTAACATCGTGTTAGTTCGGTAGATCGAGAATGAGTAACCGTTCTTCTCTGCTTG